TAATATTATAGTATTATTAATATTATATAATATTATTAATATATTAATACCATTATAATCCCAACCTAAACAAACCTCTTAATTAATATTATATACTAATTTTTGTTTTTGCAAGTATTATTTTTTAAATTAAACTATGAAAGATAAACAAACTTTATTTCAAAGGGCGAGATCAGGGGATTTTGATACAGAGAACCTGCTCACCAATTTAAACCGCTGTAAGGAGATAGCAGATACATTGTCTTTTTCCAGTATAGTGGACAATACATCTAGGGATATGGGTTTAATAGCGGAACTTTTATATCGGGTAAAGAATATGCCCAGTGTAGAATACATAGATTTTGAATCTATGTTAGAAGATTACTATATAGCATCCGGAGGGAGTAGGAAAGGTGATTGAAGTCATAAGGTTTGGGAGTGATGCTTGCCGCATAAGCGGAAAATAAAAGGAAAAGACCACTACATCTTTTCAGACAAACAGGAGTTCAGGAAGAAATATCCTGATGAACCTATTGTAGATAACTGGAAGGAAGCGGAGGAAAGCCAATGGTGTTATTCAGATGATAAACAAATCGTTATGGTCATTAAAAAAGGATCATTCCAAGGCAATGGAACAGATAAAAGAAAGGTTACATATATTCGGACTTTACTCGGCATGGTTAATATCAATAGCAATTCAACCCTTGCTGGTGCTCCTGCAAAGAATATTTACAGCTTTTCAAAGGAAAATGCGTACAAAACGACATTAAATGGTCATTTATCGCATGGTAACAAGTTATTCGCAAAATATGTAGCAGCTGGTATGAGACCAATGGATGCCTATATGAAGGCTTATCCCAATGCTAAGAGCAAGGACTATGCATTAAGTAAGGCAAAAGTTTTATTAAAAAGTGAAAGGGTCAGTAAAATGGTAGATAAAGAGATAGAATTACTATTAAGTGATGTTGGCATCACCAAGCGTTACCTGTTAGAGGAGGCAAAAGCAATAGTAGATAAGCCCGATGCCAGAGATGGCGATAAACTAAGATCCCTAGAAACATTGATGAAGATATCAGGTTTACTCACCAATGAGAAGAAAACAGACTCCATTGCCATGATACAGGAGTTTACTGGCTTCAGTAAGGATAAATTGATGTCATTTGAACGTGGATCACTCCCGGATAAGAAAAAGGAACTATCCGATGGCAACTAAAACAGTATTCGTTAGTAAAGGCTATTGGGATGTACAGCCTATGTCTATTTGGCGTTATACAGTACCTAGGAACGTACTTTGGGGTAAAGGGCGATATAGGGTAAGCTTCCCTAATATTAAGAGCGTTAAGGACAAATAATGCCTCCTGATAATACATTACTCGGTATGTTAACTGGCGGGAAGTATCAAACTTCAAAAGATATACCACCACTTCAAGCACAGGGAGATCCATCTGCTATGGACTTAGCGAGAAGGAGGGAAGCAATATTACCGTATCTTGAATTTGCAACTGGTATACCAGCGATGGGTGAAAGGGGAGAGACACCATCCTTAGCAAATCTTGCGTTATCGGCTCCTGTAATAGGTGGAGCTGGTGTAGGAGCATATAAGCTTGGTAAGAATATTTATAAGAGGGCAACTACTGTTCCTGTATGGCGTGGTGTATCACAACCAGTTCAGACAATTATGAGTAAACGACCAGCTGGAAGTGTTGGAGCTGGCGAATGGATACAGGGAAGTCCTTTATACCACAAAGCACTACATACAAGTATGAATCCACAAATAGCATTAAACTATGCTGTTAATCCTACATTTAGTGGGTCACCAAGTATGGGGCAATTATTAAAATTCAATGTTCCAAAAAAATTATTTAGAGAACATGGGGTTCTTGGTCAGTTTCAGCCGCAAGCTGAAGAGGTTATATTTAGAAGTGGTCTACCAAAAAGCTTTCTAGAGTATGCGAAAAAACCATCACAGCTATCAGCTTTAGACAAAGCAGAGAATTTTTTATATTCTCTTAGTAGACATCCAAAATTAGCTACTATAAGTCCGGGTACAAAAAGTTCATTAATAGATCGAAGAGTAGCGAGAGCTGATAGATTACAGAAGAAACATGGAATGCAAAGACAGTACCGAGGAGATCAGGAGTTCTATACTCCAGAAGCTGATTTTACAAGATTTGATCCTAGTAAGTTAGATGAATTTTTAACTAAGACATATGGTGGACAACCTTAATAGTGCCCGTACCATTTAAAAAAGATTTTAATATAACCCCCAGTCCTTCAGAAATGAAGGAAAGGGATGAGGTACTTGAAAAAGCTTATAATAGTCTTATTTACTTTGGCAGGGCTTTTTTACCTAGGGACTTTATGAATAAGTCTGCTTCCCCTGATTTCCATTTTGATGTAGCTAAAAAGCTTATTCGTACCGATCCCGGTGGTAGAACCTGTGTAGTCATGCCGAGGGGTTTTGGAAAATCTATCTTGTCTAAAGCTGCAATTATGCATAAATTGTGCTTTTCCAGTAAGGATAAACAAAATTTCGTTGCTTGGGTATCCGAAGAGCAGAGTCAGTCTATTGACCATTTGAAATACATAAGGAGTCATTTTGAGGTTAATAAGAAGATTAAATACTATTTTGGTAATATGGATGGCAGTACAGCTGGTAAGAGGTGGACAGAGAAAGATATTGTTACTCCTAAGGGAGATCGGGTTATTGCCAAGGGTACATCACAAAGACTTAGGGGTAGATCTGAGGTAGATGTCCGTTATACAGGCATCATCTTAGACGACTTTGAATCCGAACTTAACACCAAAACACCAGAACGCAGGTCTGAAATTAAGAAGTGGATCGTATCTACGGTCTATCCGGCACTGGAAGAGACACCCGGTAATGAAGGCTGGATCTGGCTATGTGGCACTATTGTTCACTTTGACAGTTTTTTGCAGATGGTATGTGATGGCTATAAGAAAGCTAAGAAAGATGGTAGGGGTTATCCTTGGGATGTTGTATTCCACAGGGCGATTGAAGATAATAAATCTATCTGGAAAGAACAATTCTCCCTTGAGAAGCTGGCAAATAAGAAAAAAGAGTTCATTGAAGCAGGTCTTGTCAACAAGTTTGCACAGGAGTATATGAATGATGCTAGGGATATTTCTAATGCAGCATTTAAAATTGATAGAATCCAATACTACAACGGGAGTGTAGAGAACCGTCAAGGGTTCAACTACTTAATAGACGGTGAAGATGCTACGCCCCTTAATATTTACATTGGCGTTGACCTTGCAGCGACAGCCACTGCGACATCGGATTATCAAGTCATTATGGTTATGGGTATTGATGCTAGTGGAAATCGTTACGTTCTGGATTATTATCGTGAGCGTATAGCCACTTTTGATATTCCTCCTAAGATCATTGAGTTTGCTAAGCGATTTTCCCCGGTACGTAGGGTCACGATTGAAACGGTTGCTGCCCAAGAGATGGTTCGGGACATGGTTACAAGAATGTCCGCCAAAGAAAAAAGATTAATGCCCGGTATCTTTAAAGGGGTAAAGCCCCCTGCTAGGGTAAAGAAGGAAGATAGACTGGAAACAGCACTCGGTGCTATTGTTAATTCAAAGAAATTATATATCCAAAGACATATGACAGAGCTGGTAGATGAATTATTTGAACATCCTAAACCTAGACATGATGACCTAATGGATGGATTATACTATGCAGACTACTTTGCCAAACCTCCTAAGAGTACAAAGACAAAACTGGAAAACCTGCATAACGAAAAGTTAAATGATCGGAAGTTCAATATTGTAAAAGCTTATAATTGGATGACTGGATCTAGATCATAATCATTATTGTTTTGTATTTTATTTTTTCGTAATCTATACTAAATTATAAATCCATATGCCAAAGTATTCAAAAAGATCTAAAGATAGGCTTGCAACCTGTGATACCCGCTTGCAAGAGATTTTCAATGAAGTAATCAAATATGTAGATTGTTCCATCCTTGAAGGACATAGGAGCAAAGAAAGGCAAAATAAACTATATGACGAAG